ATGCTGTAAGCGCAGTAATGGCGGCGGAACTTCGGCTTGGCGTATCGTTTGATCTTGTATATTTTCGCCAACAGCTCCAAAGGCTGAATCAAATTGCTGCGTCCGAATTTTCTACCAAGGTCAAGCTTGGCATTGATAAGCGCGATTTTCAGCGGCAGTTTAATGCGCTAACAAAAGAGCTGAAGATCAATGTTGATGACAGTCAGATCGTTGGCGCACAAGGGAATCTCGCAAAGCTAAATCAAAGTCTTGCAACCTTTAGGCGTGCCACGTCCACGCCTATTGAAATTAAGTTCAAATACACAGAAATAGGCAAGCCTCCCGCCGGATTTGGCGGCACTGCATCTCGCGCCGTAACAGGGCGAATGATGGGCGCACAGGCCGTCCAGGGCATGAGCCGCGTCGAACTTCAAAAAGTTTACGGCCTTTTCAGGGAAGCAAATCTTGCAGTTGCATCACTCAGTAAAGGTCTTGTCAAGTCAAGTAACGAAGAAATTCGCAATGCGTTAATTCCAGCATTCAGCGATAGCGGCGAAGAGGCTGTTAACGGCCTCGCTAACGGATTAAAAGATGGCTCATCCAAGGTCGCGAAAGCCGCTGCAAGGCTTGCGGAGGAAACCCTCAAGGTCACTAAAGATGTCCTTGGCATTGCATCTCCATCAAGAGAATTTAGAAAGATTGGTGAAGATTCTGGTGAAGGTTTAGAGCAGGGTTTAAAGAGCGGCATCGGAGAAGCAGGTGATGTTGGTGTTCGGGAAATAGAGAAATTATTTAAGCGACTTCAGCAGGAAGCAAAGACCGGCTCTGCCGTATTGCAAGCAATCATGGCTGGCGCCATGAGCGGCGTTATCAAGCTACCTGGCGCACCTCGGGGAGCCGGCGGATCCATTGGTCCCATGATCCGTCGACAACGAGCGCAGGTACAAACTGAACGTCAAGCTCAAACTGGAGGTACGGCAGCGCTGATAGCCGGCATGATGAGCGGCGTCATTCCAATGGGAGGCACGCCTCGCGGAGCTGGCGGATCTATTGGCCCCATGATCCGGCAACAGCGAGCACAAGTGCAGGCTGAACGTCAAGCTCAAACGGGAAGCACGGCAGCCTTAATGCTTGGCATGATGAGCGGTGTGATTCCAATGCCTGGTACGCCTCGCGGTGCAGGCGGATCCATTTCTGGCTTGATTGAACAGGAACGGGCAAAGGTTCGGGAAAGAAATCAACCTCAAAGGGTTGCCGGTATCATTGCAGCGCTTGCGTCTGCACGAGGCAATTTGAGTCCTGCTGCAGGCGTTAATCAACGACTTGCTGGTGGAGGAGTTGTTAATCCAGGGGTTCTTTCCTCTGGATACATTGGCCGAAGCGCCATTTCGCCTGGCTTTGTCAATTATCCGCCTGGCATGCCCGTTGCTTATGGCAGCGGCTTTATGGGAGCAGGCGCTGGCCGCTATCCAATGTCGGGTCAGAGCATTGGTGCGGGTGGCGGATCGTTCGTTCCCATGGATGCCGGACGAAGCGTCGGCAGACTTGAGCGGTCGCTTGTGGGGCTGACGCAGAAAGTCAAGGATGCCGCTGTCGCAGTCAGGGCTGAATTGATGCCTACGTTCGGTGATATGAGAAGAGGGGTGATAGACGTAAAGAGATCTGTCGCTACGTCATTTGGTGCCCAAGGCGGATATTTGGGCGGCGCTTACATGAGCCGCTATGGCAATATCGCCCGCACGAGCACTAGATTCCCGACCAGCGGAATGGCGACGGCCTCGTTAGGAGGCATTGTCCCTGGTACAAGCGGCGGCTCCATGGGCAGGTTCCCAAGGGATGGAATGGTCTATCCATCGTCTGCTCGTGGTTCCATGGGCATGTTCCCAAGTGCGGGAATGATGGGACCATCGTCTCCTCTGGGCGTTGTTTCAGCTCAAAGCACGATGTTCCGTCACGTCGGTGGCACATTATTTGGAGCCGGTGGTGGCGGTGGCTTTGGGCGTTTTGGTGGTGGTTTCGGTGGCATGGGTGGCTTTGGCGGCGGCCCTGGCGGAGGGAGTAGTGCTGGCGTTCCTGGGTCTCATGGATTAGGACAGGCGGGGCGTTCGATGCAGCAGAGTCTGCAGGGCGCTATGTCCTACATGCAGACAGCTCGTGTGCCGTTGTCTGGTGCCATTCGTGAGCTTGGCGGGGAATTCGGTACTGCAGTTAAGCAAGTGCTGCTGTTTGGTACTGCATATAAGGGGCTTGCATTCTTAACAAGCTTGCCTGGGCAAGCGTTTGAAGCTGCCAAGGGAATGCAAACATTCCGTAACCAGCTTGATGCGGTTACGTCTGAAGCCGGTACGTTTGAGCAATCGTTCCAATTTATTGACAATCTTGCGACACGATTTAACGTGCCGCTGGAAAGTGCTCGGCAAGGCTTCATCAAGATGTACGCATCGATGGAGCCCGCTGGATTTAAGCAGGGTGAAATCGAGGGATTGTTCACAGGTGTTTCACAGGCCGCTGCAGCCTTTGGGATGAGCAGTGACCAAGTGGAGCGCGTGACAAATGCGCTTTCTCAAATGGCCAGCAAGGGTCAGATTATGGCCGAAGAAGTGAAAGGGCAATTGGGCGACGTGCTACCTGGCGCTCTTTCACTCTTTGCCGAGGCTGCCAACATGAGCATTCCTGAGTTCTCTCAGGCAATGGAAGATGGCGTCTTCAAGGCCGATGCAATGCGGGAAGTGTTAAACAATCTTGGAATTGTTTTTACCAACAAGTTTGGCCCTGCAGCACAGAGTGCGTCAAAAACATTACAAGGCGCAGTTAATGCAATTAACAATAATCTCTTGAAAATGTATGAGTCGTTTGGCCCAATTGTGGATCAGATGGCTGCAGTGTTTGGCCCGCAGATTACGAAGCTAATTCAGGATGTAACAAGTGTAATGAAAGTGCTTACTGGCACTTTCTCTCAAGCCGGTGACGGTTTTGACACTCTGTCTCCTCGTGCTCAGGCGCTTTATACAACCATCCAACAGCTCATTCCAACATTCCAGCAAGCGGGTAGAGCGCTGGTTGAGCTTGGTCAGTTCTTTGTTCAGCTTGTGCCGGTTGCTGTTCAGCTTGGCAATGTTTTGTTGCAGCTTGCAAGCAGCAATGTAGGAAAAGCATTTATTGCAATGTCAATTTCTATTGGCATTGTTCAAACTGCATTTATTGGCCTTACGAGGACGGGTATCGTACCTGCTATTGCAGCTCTATACAGGTTTATCGGTGCTCAGCTTGCCTCGGTATTGACGAGTTGGCATCGACAGCTAATTACGCTCATCCGAAGCATGATTGGCTTCACCGCTGCTACGCGGGCGTCTCGCCTTGCGCTTATTGCATTCCGCACGGCGATGACTGGCTTGGTTGTTGGCGGAATTCTGCTTGGTCTTGAAGCTATTGGCACTGCTATTGCCAATATTGGCAAGGACTCCAGGAAATCTGCTGCTGAAGTTAGGAAGCTTAAGCTTGACCTTGATCAGATGGCCGCATCAAGAAATGTGGAGCAAATTACACAGGACATTGAAAAGGCGACAAATGCTGAAGCAAAAGCGCTGTCAAAACTGAATGCAGCCCGAAAAGCGCTAGAAGCGCCTGCTGTCGCTGCTGGCGGCGGAGCAAGCAGAGCAGAGATGCAAGAAGATCTGAGAAAAGCGCAGGAGGCTTATAATGCTGCTCAGGACGAAAAAAGGCTCGCCAAGCAAGCCCTCGGGAATGCTGAAAAACTAATCGCCCAAGATTTTGAGCAAACCATTAAGAGGGACCTCGCTCCCATTACGCCATCGCCGGAAGGTGAGGATGGAAAGACGAAGAAGGAGCGGGAAAGTCAAATTCCGCAACTACAAGAGCGCCTGCACCTTGCGAAAGAATTGCTTGCTATCGACATGCAGATTATGCAAGCACGACTCTCGGGTAATGATCTTGCAGTGGGGCGCCTTGAATATGAAAAAGAACTTCTTGAGATTGCAAGCCAGATAAGAATGGTCAAGCTGGAAGATATTCCAGACGCAGAAAAAGCCCTGAAAATTGAGGCGCTGAGAATTGACGAGCAACTTGCATTTGAAAAACTACTTTCCAACCTCAAGAAAGGTGTTATCGAAGATCTCGATAAACAGTCGAATGCGCTGAAAGAAATTGAAGAGCAAAGCACCAAGGAAATCAGGAATGCACAGCGATACGAAGAACTTCTTCGTAGTGGTGTAAACCCTGCATTGGCAGAGGCAACAATTGAAGTGGAAAATAAGTTTGCATTGGTCAAAAAAGAATTCGATCTGAAGACCAAGCAAATGCAGCTTGAAGTGGACGAGCTTGAGAATATGAAAGAGAGAACAAAAGAGCAACAAAGGTATCTGGAAACACTTAAGACAGAGCTAAGGGCGCGAGGTTATGCTGCAGACTCCATCCCTGGATTACAGGCGGAAGAGCAAGCGCGACAACAGCAGCTCCTTGAGCCGAAGAGCAATGCTGTCATCCTTGCTGAGGCATATAGCGAGGCAAAGCAAGGGCTTAGCGAGTTGACCAACTCCGCCAACATGGTTGTTACCGCCGCCAATAGCATCGGAGATGCATTCGGCAAGGCATTTACCGACATCGCCACTGGTGCTCAAACATGGCAGGAGGGGCTTGGAAACGCCTTCCAAAGCGTGGCAAGCATGTTTGCCGATATGGTTGCTCAAATGCTGGCCAAGTGGGCCGCAATGCAGATTATTAGCATGTTCCTACCTGGCGCCAGTGGCCCCGCTCGCGGTACGCCAGGAGCAACTGCGCCTAACGGTGCCGCTTATTTTGGCCCTGCCTTTGCGAATGGTGGCATTGCCCATGGCGGGTTCCGTGCCTTTGCTTCTGGCGGTATTGTCACCGGCCCCACGCTTGGCCTTGTTGGCGAGGGTCGCTTCAATGAAGCCGTTGTACCACTGCCTGATGGCAAGAAGATTCCCGTAGAGCTTGGTGGTGGCGCAGGTAGCAACATTGCCACTAACATTGTTGTCAACGTCAACAACGGCCAATCATCGTCTCAGATGAATGGCAATGGCGGTCAATCACTGGGCCGCGAGCTGGAAGGCGCTGTTCGTAGCGTCATCCTTAAGGAAAGCCGTCCTGGCGGCATCATTTACAGCCAGCGTTAAACCATGGCACAGCCCACATTAGTTCTCGACGTTGAATACGGCCTTACTGCCAGAAGAGGCACGCGCATCAGGCGCGTGCAATTTGGCGATGGGTTTGAGCAGGTGATTCCTGATGGTGCCAATGTTGACATCAGGAAGTATGACATTCGCACAGTTCCCATCACTGATGAACAGGCAATTGCTCTTGATGAGGCGCTGTCAGATCTGCAAGGAGATTTCTTTTATGCGCAATTCTTTCAAGATAGCCAGCAGTACAAATACCGCCTAGATCCAAATGAATGGAGCTGGGAAAGCCTTGGTCCCAATTCAAATATTGTTTCATTCTCTTGCAAGCGAATCTACGATTCCAGGAGTTGATAAATGAGCATTGAAAATGAAGTGAGGCAAGGATGGCATGACGCCATCATTGAGATGTATGAGATAGACCTTTCCACCATTGGAGATGGTTTTTCTGGGCAATATTTCCTGACGAATGAAATAATGCCAGACAATTCGTTTGTTCAATGGAAGGGGCAAACATATACCTCTTTCCCCATTGAAGCTGGCGGCTTTGACATAAGCACCAAGGGGCAAATGGCCCAGCCAGAAATAACCGTTGCGAATGTTTTTGGAACATTCAGCAATGCCATTTCCTCGGCGGATGATCTTGTTGGCGCAAAAGTAATTCGTCGCCGCACATTGTTCAAATATTTGGACAACGGCCCTTCTCCTGATTCCAGTCAGGAGTTTCCAGATGATATTTTCTACATCGAGCGCAAGAGCGCCGAGACAAACATTACTGTCACGTGGCAGCTTGCCAGTAAGATCGACCTAGAAGGCCTTCTGCTGCCTCGTCGCGTGATCACGCAGGATCACTGCCTGTGGCGCTATAAGGGGCCTGAATGCGGCTATGACGGGCCTCCAGTGGCCAATGAATTTGACGAGGCGCCGTCTGGTTCTTCTTCGCAGGCCACGGCGTATGTTGCAGCGCTTCAGGCGCTGCAAGCCGCGAATGCGCGACTGAACTCAGCACAGGCAGAGCTGATAGAGGCAGAGGCTGCCCAAGAGATTGTATGCTCCACTGGAATTCTGC